ACCGACACTGGCAAGGAGTATCTGGCCGAGCTGTATGGCAAGGTCATTGAGAACGTGCAGAAAGCGCTGGTTTCTGCCGACATGAAGAACACCGACCTGTCCGGCGACCCGACCGCTGGCACTGTGGAGGCAAAGCGCTTCGCAAACGCCACCTCCGCAAACTATGGCACTGCCCGCAAGGCTGGCAAAGGCAGCCAGATCAAGGCCAAGGCCGTGACCGTTGCCATCGACAACGACAAGGAAATCGTCGAAGAGATGGAAGAGAAGGACGTCAAGCTGTATGGCGTTGACGGCGTTCTTGACCGCCGCGCTGCGAACCACGTTCTGCGCATGGCCGCAGAGCTGGACAAAGAGTTCTTCAAGGCAGCAGATGCCGAAGCTGTCAAGGTTACTGTTGCCACCGGCGCAACTGTGGAGGATGAGCTGGAGACCGTCATTCAGGAGGCGGAGAACACTGCAAACGACTTCGTGGACGGTGTGCCTCGCTCCATGATGCGGCTGGTCACTTCTACTGCCTACTATGGCAAGATTCGCAACAACCTCGACAAGATGTCCCGCGCCAACGTGGACACTGCGGCAGAGGAGTTTTACGCATGGCATGGCGTCGAGGTCAAGTCCTGCACCCATCTGCCCGCTGGCTGCGATTACCTGCTGATGGTTGACGGCGCTGTGGCGCAGCCTGTCATGGCAAGCACCTACACGGCCGAGAAGATCCCTCTGTCTGAGGCCACCGCTGTCAGCCTGTTCTATCACTTTGGCACCAAGGTCGTCACCCCTGACCTGATTTTCAAGAAGAAGGGCGCAGAGTAAGAGAAAGGAGCTATCATAATGGCAAAGTTTAAGAACATCGTCACCGGCAATGTGCTGGAGACTGACAACCCGCTGACCATCAAACTGATGGAGAACAGCGACCGCTATGAAGCTATGGACGCGCCCGCCGTTGAGGCCGCAGCGCCCACCAAGAAGTCCGGCAAGGCAAAGGCCGCAGCGGCAGCCGAAGAGGACGCCTGAGCGGAGGTGTAAACCATGGCGTATGCGGATTATGAGTTCTACTCCACCCGGTATTTTGGCGACGAGCTGACCGAGGCGACCGCGCCGAAATGGCTGGAACGTGCGAGCGACGCTGTTGATACTATCACCTTCTACCGGCTGGCGCAGGGTATGCCCGAAGATGACGCTCATGTTGCCCGGGTGAAGAAAGCCGTGTGCGCTCTGGCAGACATCCTCTTCCGCGTTGAGCAGCAGCGCACAGCAACGGCGGCCAGCAAAGATGCACAGGGCAATCTCCGGCCCGCCGTCGCCTCTATGACCTCTGGCAAGGAATCTGTGTCCTATGTGCAGTCTGCGGAGGCGTCCGTGTACGCAAAAGCTGCATCCGACAGCGCAGCGCTGAACGTCCTACTGCAATCTGAAGCAGAACGCTATCTCGCCAACGTTCCCGGCCCGGATGGCGTGAACCTGCTGTATGCGGGGGTGAGATGATGCACGACCAGACCATAACGCTGTACAACTACCATGAACCGTCTGGCCTCTGGCATACGACTGTGTTTGAGGGTGTGCAGCTTGCTGCGGCCAGCGCGAGCAGCGCGACGACGCACGGCAACAACGGCGGCGATTCGGTGAGCATCATCATCCCGGCAGCAGCAGACAAAACGGCCGGCGCACGGCAGTACATCGGCCCGAAAGCCTATGCAGCGCGAGACGCACCCGGCGAGTGCTTCACGTTCTGGCCGGAGCATGATTTCGTCGTTGTCGGCAGCTGCCCTCTGAAGCAGCCTGTTTCTGAGGACGACTACGACAACGGCTTATACCACGAGATGAACCATGGGCAGGATGAAGTCTACATGATTACTTCGGCCTCGTTCTACGGACTCATTCCACATTTTGAAGTGGAGGGACGCTGAATGAGCGATACGGAGCATTTTCAGGGCTTTTCCTGTGTCCATGGTAATTTTTGTGCGGAAATCCATTTCGACCGTTTTTCTCGGCAGTTTGCCGCTGCTCAGGAATGGTTGGCAGAACAGGTGCTTGCAGACTGCAAACCGTTCATGCCGATGGAAACCGGAAGTCAGGTTCAGCGCTCGTATGTGGACGAGGGCGGCAAGCGGGTCGTATTCCCCGGCCCCTATGCGCGGTATCTGTATGAGGGCAAGGTCATGGTCGATTCCGAGACCGGCAAAGGTCCCATGAAGATACCGGACGGCTCCGGCGGATATCTGCTGCGCTTCCGCAAGGGTGCAACACTGGTTCCGACCGACAGGCCGCTGAACTACTCGACCACTGCAAACCCGCAGGCGGGCGACCATTGGTTTGATGCTGCGAAAGCTGCAAATCAGGACTATTGGCTGGAAAGGGTAAAACGCATAGGAGGTGGAGGCGAAGATGCCTAAAGCGAACGCCGCCGTCAAATTCGACGTTGACGGCTCTGAAATCATGAGCAAGGTGCTGATGGAGCTGCTCAACACCTGCCCCGCACTGTGCGGCCGGAAAATTACATTCTCCACACTGGGCGAGGACGACGGCCTTGCGTTCTTCCCATCGGTGGGCGCGGCTGTCACGTCCGAGAAAGAGAGCATCACCGGGCACGTCAATCAGGTCTGCGCCTATCCGTTTGACATCGTGCTGCGCTGTGCCCCTAAGACGGAGGCTGCAAGGATGCGGAGTAAGGAGCTGCTGGACGCCATCGGGCGGTGGCTGGAACGCCAGCCGGTCACGGTGAACGGCGAGCAGTATACCATGAGCGCATATCCGGTGCTGGCAGAGGGGACGCGGGAAATCCAGACCATTTCCCGCACAAGTCCCTCCCACCTGAATGCGGCCTATCAGAACGGCGTGGAAGATTGGCTGTTCTCTGGCAGCCTGAAATACAAAAACAGTTTTGACCGATAAGGAGAGATCACAATGGCAAATATCGAGCGCAAGCGGCTGGCCCATTATATTGATGCCAGCTTCGATGCTACCGGCAATACCCCGAAGTATACCCGGCTGGGCAAGGACCTCGAAGAGTACAATCTGGAACTGAACCCGGATGTGGAGGTCAGCAAGAACATTCTGGGCGAAACCACCTTGAAGCACTCCGGCTATGAGCCGCAGAGCGAGGTGGACACCTTCTATGCAGTGGAGGGCGACCCGCTGTATGAGAAGTTGGAAGCCATCGCAAATGGCCGTCTGACCGGCGATGACTGCCTGACCACCACTGTGGATGTGCTGGTTGACAGCAAGGGCAAGGTGGCATGGGCATACCGTGAGAAGGTCATGGTCGTGCCTACCTCTGTGGGCGGCGACACCAGCGGTGTGCAGATTCCGTTCACCATTTACAACGCAGGCGAGCGCGTCAAGGGCAACTGGGACACCACGACCAAGGCGTTCACCGAGCTGCCCGGCAGCGATAGCGAATAATCGACAATAAAGCATGAGAACAGGGCGGTCAGCGTGGGGTTGGCCGCCCTATATTTTTAGGAGGCAATATGAATATCAAGAAAGAAGTAAACTTCCCGAAGCCGGTAGATAATGTGGGCATCGTCATTGACGATGGCACGGAGGAAGTGCCTATCACGAATCTGCGCGGCCAGCGTGTCGGCGTGTTCTATGTGCGCCCGACCGACCTCGGCATCGTGAACCGCTATGACGAGTTCATCAAGGACTTCGATTCCATTCTGGAACCCATCCAGAGCTTGAGCGTCAACGGCGATGGCACCGCGAAGGACAACGACACTAAGACCATGGATGCGCTGAAAGAGGCCGAGAAGCGGCTGTCTGATAAGCTGAACGCCCTGTTTGATGGCAACTTCGCAGAGGCGTTCTTCGGCAAGATGAACCCCTTCTCTATCGTTGGTGGCCGCTTCTACTGCGAGGTGGCAATCGAGGCCGTGGGCGCGTACATCGAAAAGCGCTTCGACCACGAAATGAACCTCGCACAGAGCCGTGTGGACAAGTACACCCACGGCTACCGCACTGGCAAGCACCGGAATGGCGGCAATAAGCGGCGCAGAGGTCCGCAGCAGTGATCGGCGAACTTCCCACCCGGCTGGATGTCAACGGTAAGAGCTACGCCATCCGCACGGATATGCAGGACATCCTGAAGATACTGCAAGCGTTCAGCGACCCGGAGCTGGAAAACGAGGAAAAGGTCTACATCTGCCTGTTCATCCTCTACCGGGATTTCGACCGGATGCCGCAAGATGATTACAGCGCAGCCTATAAGGCGGCGGTCGAGTTCATGGACTGCGGCGTTCACACCGGCAACGGCCAGAACAGGCCCTCGGTGCGGACGATGGACTGGGAGCAGGATGCGCCGCTGATTTTCCCTGCTGTCAACAGGGTGGCCGGGTGCGAGGTGCGCAGCATCCCGCATCTGCACTGGTGGACGTTCATGGGCTATTTCATGGAGATCCATGACGGCATCTTCTCACAGGTCATGACGCTGCGGGCCAAGAAAGCCAAGGGCAAAAAGCTGGAAAAGTGGGAAAGGGAGTTCTGGGCCGCCAACAAGGACATCTGCACTCTGAAGGAACGTCTGTCCAAGGAAGAACAGGATGAACTTGACCGGCTCAACAAACTGCTGGATTAAGGAGGTGGCAAAATGGCAGGACAGGCAGACGGCTCTATTGTCGTTGATACCGAACTGCAAACCCAAGGTTTCGACAAGGGCAGCAAAGAGATGCAACGCGCTATCGGCTCCCTGCAAACCAAGGTAAACAACCTTGCACCGACCATGAAAAAGGCGATGCGGGGCAGCGCCAGCGCCTTAGAATCCTTTGACGGCAAGGTGGGGCCGATGCAGGAAACGATTTCTGCGTTGGAGGAAAAACTGGGCCAGCTGGGCAGGATGCGGATTCCGACCGATGACTACAAGTGGCTCCAAACGGAGATCGGCAAGGCCGAAAAGGAGCTTGGCAAGCTCCTTGACAAAGAAACCATGTATGAGGATTTGGATGTGTCTAAATCCTCGCAGAAGTGGAAGAACCTGCAATACAACATCGAACAGACCAGAAACAAGTTGGAAGATTACAGAGCGGAAGCGGCCCAGATGGAGAGCGACGGAACCGCGTTCACCTCCGGTGCTGATACCGCAGAATACCAGCAGATGAGCGATGCCCTCGATGCCACGAAAGAAAAGCTCGACAGCATGGTGCAGCGCGTTGAACGCGGCACATCTGCGCTTGCAAGCTTTGGTAGCATGGCAGGAAAGACCGTTGTTGGCGGCCTGAAGGGCATGGTTTCCATGCTGGGTAAGGGCGCTGCGGCTATGCTGCGGTTGTCCCTCCGTGCAAAGAAAACTCATTCCAGCTTCAATTCTGGCATCGGGACGCTGCTGCGGTACGGCCTGGGCGTTCGCAGTCTTTTCACCCTGATGAACAAGCTGCGCAGCGCTCTGGTGGACGGCTACAAGAATCTGGCCCGGTATTCCGACCGGACGAACACGGCAATCTCGTCCCTGATGTCTGCGCTGACGAGGCTGAAGAACAGCTTCGCAAGTGCATTCGACCCCATTCTTAGGGCAGCGGCCCCGGCGCTGGTCACTCTTATCAACCTGATTTCCGAGGCGGTCTCCAAGATTGGTATGCTGACAGCTGCGCTGACCGGCGCAAAGACGTACACCAAGGCGACCACGATTCAGGAAGATTATGCAAAGTCGCTGGATAAAACATCGCAATCGGCCAAAAAGGCGAAAGCCGCGCTGGCCAGCTTTGACGAGCTGAACATTCTGGACGACAACAGCAGCGACAGCACGAAGGATGACGGCTCTGTTGACCCCTCCAAGATGTTTGAGCAAGTCCCCATCGACAGCGCAGTGCTGGACTTTGCGGACAAGCTCAAAAAGGCATTTGAGGAAGCAGACTGGAAAGGTCTGGGCGAACTGCTGGGCAGCAAAATCAACGAGCTGGTAGACAGCGTGGATTGGTCTGGCTGGGGAACCAAAATCGGCAAGGGCATGAACGCCGCGATTCAGACCTTGTACTACACCGTGGACACGGTGGACTGGGTGAACATCGGCAAACATCTGGCCGAAGCGGTCAACAACATCATTGATGAAGTGGACTGGAACATCTTCGGGCGGCTGCTGGCAAAGAAGTTCACTGTGGCGCTGGACGTGGCCGGTGGTTTCCTGAAAGAGCTGGACTGGACAGCTGTGCTTCAGGCGTTCACCAGCGGCTTTTCCGGCTTCTACAACGAGCTACAAGAGTGGCTGGAAAGCAAAGACTGGCATCGGATTGGCGAGATTATCACCGCCAAGCTGTCCGACGCGCTGCGCAACGGCAATGTGGAGGGTGCAGTCAAGAGCTTTTTCGACGCTTTTACGGAGGCTATCAACTCGCTGGCCGATCTGATGGATGGCATCGACTTCTATCAGGTGGCAAAAGACCTCGTTGAAATGCTTATCCGGGCCGTGTCCGGCGTGAGCTGGGACGAGCTGACGGAGGCGCTGGGCCGCCTTATCGGCGAATCCGTTGACGCGGTCATTCAGATTCTGTCCGGTTCTCTGGCCGATGTGGGCAACTACTTCAAAGAGAAAACGCAGGAGGTCGGAGGCGACGCTGTTGCAGGCTTCTTCTTCGGCATCAAGGACGCTATCTTCGGCGTTGGTGCATGGATTGTAGATAACATTTTCAAGCCGTTCTGGGACGGCATCTGCGCCGCATTTGAGATTCACTCGCCATCCAAGAAGATGGCCGAGATTGGCGGCTACATTATCGCAGGCCTGTTGGACGGCATCAAAGACCTGCCGTCTAAGCTGAAAGCCAAGCTTGACGATGCGCTGGATAAGGTGGTCAGTTGGGGCAGCGACCTGAAGTCCAAAGTCAAGGATGCTGCTGCGGATGCAGTGTCCAAGGCGGTAGACGAGTTCAAGGATTTGGCCTCTAAGCTGAAACTGAAACTGGACGCGGCCATCGACAAGGTGAAGGGCTTTGCAAAGGACATCGCCTCGTATAATAAAATAGTAGTATTTATAGACCGCTCTCCAGCGGAATGCTACAATAAGTTCAGGATGCTGTGGATTGGTGGAACATCACCTACC